GACGGAACACCTCGCTCGATCGCCCGGATACTTGGCGCAGACGGTGCGGTAACGCCTGCGCTTGGTGCGTTGATGGTAGGAATGTTAGGTAGTGCCGGGATTGCGTTATAGGCGCGGATGAGGGCATTGATGCCGGCGATTGCCACTTCAACCGTTGCTCGAATAAAGTCCGCTGCTTTGGCGACTATGTTGATGACGCCTTGAGCGATAACTCCAAGAGCCTTGAGCGCACCACCGAGAACCGTTCCGATGACCGGTGCAATGTAGGTTCGGATGAGATCTGCGAACTTGGTAAAGGACTCCTGATTGGCTGCTACTGCGTAGCGAACTCGACGGAATAGGCTAAGCGCACCCTCAAAGACCGGAGTCAACACGGTTCGGATGATTTCGACCACTCGCTCGATGTTGCCTGCCAGACCATTTCCGCTGCCAAAATCCTCAGCGAACTTTTGGATCACGGGAACGATGCGGTCATTGACGAAACTGAGCAAACGTTCCAAGATTGGGAGCAAAGCGAACCCGATTGATTCTTTCGCTTCATCAAGAACGATGTTGAGACGATCTAAGCGACCCTGAAAGGTATTGGCTGATGCGGCTGCCTGCCCTGCGAAGGTTTGCCCTAATTTCGCCGTTATCTGCTCGAATGAGAGGGTTTTGACCTCGGCTGCGGTAAGACCTACACCCAGACGAGTTAGACCGCCCAGATTGCCTTCCTGAGCCTTTGAGAGGGCTTCTGTGACCGCTTGTAGGCTTCGTCCTGTGCCTGCGCTAATATCGAGCGCGATGGACTGTAAGCGTTGCGCCTGAGTCAGATCGCCGGTGGCTCGGACAAGACGATCGAGTGACGGACGTAATTCATCGTCAGCGATTCCGACCGCCACGGCGGTTGTCGAGATGTAATCTTCGGTGGCTTTGACTTGGGCTTCGGTTGCGCCGGTTACGTTCTCAAGCGTTCGACGGAGCGACTCTTGAGCCTTCTGATCTTCGATCGCTGCTTTGACGCCATCCACGGCAAGTTTGGCGGCGTAGGCTCCGGCGGCTGCTGCGGCAGCGGCAAACGCTAGCGCTGCTTTCTTGCCGAAGTCTGCGAGTTTTTTGCCGAAAGAATCAACGTCCTGACCACCGGCTTTGAGATTTTTGTTGAGATTATCAACATCCGCAAGGATGGAAAGTTTGAGAGTTCTGTTACCAGCCATTATTTATCGAACTCCTTTAGAATGCGAAAAAACGCGTCTTCCCACGTTGCGACGATGTATTTTTGTGATTCGCGTAAAGAAGGGTAGATGAACCGTCCTTCGTTCCCACGGACACCGAAGCGAGCGGTTCTTCTTGGGAATTGGTTATAACCGCGATACTTACCAGAAGATCGGGTGCGTAAGCGATCCTGATAAGCACCGAATTCGACGCCTGCGCCCAAACCATTTCCACCACGAGTCCCGAAGTTGAATGCGGTATCAGCACCACCCGAAAACCTTTGGCTCGCGAAACCGAAGCGTATTTCACCAATTTTGGAAGTTGCTGAGACCCGTCCGCCTTGCGCGACGCGTATGGCAACTTTATCATCGAGGGAAGCAGCCTTAGCCCGAATGCGATCCATCGCATACGCCGCAAGAGCATTGACCTCACGCTTTGCTGCTTTTTGTGCTTCCTCATCCATAGCCCTGAAAGATCGAGAAATTCGGTTCAGTTCTTTCTTGTCGTATTGAAAGACTCTAGTCTCATCGACTGCCATGCTGCCTCTCTTTCAATACTTCAAGAGCGGTCAGGATGTCGTTGGCATCCGTCCACTCACTCATCGGAATTCTTGTCGCGATCGCCAGTTCGACGATCAGCCGGCTCAGACTTCCGACTGGGTGGCTTTTGGGTCAGACTCACCTGCCGAGATGTCCTCAACCGTTAGGCTCCAAACATCAAAAGGTTTGACCGGCAAGCCTGCCGCTTCGCGCTTGTGAGCGTTATACGCCAAGAACATAAGATCCCAGATGCCGATATTTCCATCAGCCTGCGTGATCTTGTTGCCGGTTTCCTTTTCCCACTTAGCCCACTCCGGCGGTTGCGCGGTGTAGGTTTCCTGCTTTCCCGATGTGTACGTAATGTGAATTGGTAATTTCATAATCCCGATCTCCTTATTACGCGAAGTTCTCTGCTGGAACTCCGATGACTTGGAACGTGAACGATACAGTCTGAGCATCGTTACCGGATCCACCTGCTGACGGCCAGACAGGAAGAATCTGGAAAGTAAAGACTGCTCCGGTGCTTGCGGTAAAGACGGTGCTAATTCCGGTGTTTGGTGCTGACTCTGCGACACCCCAAAGGATCTCGCAAAGCGAACCGGTAACACCCCAGTCAGCCAACATTTCGACCTCGAAGGTAAAGTTGTTATCGAGAACCTTGTAAGCCTTGCCGTTGAGTGTCTCGAAGGTTTCGCGAGTCATTTCGCCGCTGAGGACTGCTGACGTCGCCTGAGCGTCGAAATTGTTACCACCGATAGTGAAGGTAACATCGCGACCGGTAATGACGGTGGTAGACATTTCTGCTCCTTAGTTTTGGAAGTAGGTTGAGACTCGAATATCAGCAACTAACTGATTGACCGAGCCGACCTGAGTAACTGTTGGTCGATTGACCTCTCCGACGATATATCCGGCTGGGATATTCGTCAGAACGCTAGTGATAAGTTGTTCCAAATTGTCGAGTGCTGCCGCGTTGCTCGCGTAGTTGACCCCGACTGCTAGAACCATATTGACTCGAAGACGCAGAACGCTTTTGCCGATTGTCTCGATGTCCAGATAAGGGTCATCGGGAACGATGCTGACGTGCGGAGCCTGCGGCGCTTCTGGGACGTGATCGTAGATGTTTGCTGCGACCGGTGCTAATGATGTTTTGAGCGCGGCGCGAACTTCAGTCGCGATCGTCATAGTGCGATCGACTCCTGATCGATATGCTTGCCCAGAATGCCGGAAACTCGATTGAATAGGCTACGACCGAGACGGAATGGCGAGACTGTGAAATCGACACCCTCGATCTGTCCACCAACTGCGCTACGTGATTGGAAAACCTCGGTGGCGACCGCTAGAACCGCCGACTCAACCTCTGGAACGCCTACGTAGGTGCTTGCGCCGGTAAGGGTCGCGGTTCCAGCCGGAATCAGGTTCTTTTTTGCGATGTCGGCATTGACGATCGCCACTCGGAAGGTCGTATCGCTCAGACCGTCTGCGAGAACGGTGTGAGTGCCGTTGAAAGGCGAACCGGCATTGGCGATAACGACGCTTTGATCTTCGCTGAATACTTGAATGGGATCGAACTCGAAGATGGCTTGATTGCTTTGAAGTTCGACGCTTCGAATTGGGCTGCGATATGTGACGAGCATCGGCAAGACCACCGCTTCGGCAGTATCGATGACGTCGTTCAGAATTGCGTCTGAATACAGGGCTGAGGACACGCCAAGAACGGCTCTGAGTTCACCTGCCGTGATTATGGTGGGCATGTCCTCGCCTTTCTGCTAGAGATCCCCAGCCGGCTCGGGATCAGACCGGCTGAGGACTTTTGAACGTGTTACTAGGCTACGGTCAACTTGCGGAACGCAGTTGGGTAGCGGTTGACGACTGCGGCATAGCCGTAGATGCCAATCTCGATTCGACCATTGGCAACGATGTTCGCACGAATCTGGACTGTGCCGGACTCATGGAAGCGCATCGCCATTGATGGGTATACGAGAGCGAACTGGTCGCCTGTGTAGTTTGGATCGACAACGAGATCGAGTCCTGCGACTGTTCCGTTTGTCGAACCCTGTGTGATTGCTCCGGCTGCGTTGCTTGGTGCGAGAGCCGAGAACAACGGACGCTTGTCCTCATCGACTGCTGCGAGAAGCTGAGCCCATGAGACGGTTCCTGCTGCGTTTGGATGAACCACGAGACGGTTTGGTGTACGGCGCATAACGTTGTAAGAATCTGCGATTCCGTCAACGATTGCGGCGTAGATGGTCGCGCCAGATGAACCTACTGCGGTGTCGCGAGCAAGTCCCAGAGCGTAAGCATCGGTCTTTTGTGCGTAGGATGCTGCGAGTTCTCGGAGGAGAAGATCGACGAAGGATGGGTCAGAACGATCAACGAGTTCAACGTTGATGACGTTCGCACCTGCGAACTTGACGATGTTGTCCTCTTGGAAGGTGACCGCGGTGTCGGTTGAATCGAACTCATCACCCTCAGCGGTAAGCGCGACGGTTGCCTGTGCGCCTAACTTAGGTGTGAAGATTTTCATACCGGTTGCTGGCAACGCTGCGCGCTCGATTGAGTTGATGAATGGACGAGAATCATCGATGATGCCGATGATGTCGCGGAGATAGTTTGGTGGAACTACGCCGGTGTTCTCTGAAACGGTTGCGATGTCGAGTGCTGCGACAAGGTCGCGAGCATCGGTGTCGCCTTGTGCTGCTCGCACCTGTGCGAGTGCGTATTGTCCTGCGGTGACGTTGAGATTCACGCGAGGAGCGGTGAACATTGGCGCAGACTTAGCCTG